ATCTTTGGGGGTAAATAAATTACATTCTCCTTTCCTTCCTGACGCAAGAAAGTTCGCCCATCACTGTGATATTCCAACGCCACATCATCATCTGTAATCGACATTAATGCCATTTCAGCGTCAGACCATCGGTGTAAATTCTTAAGAGCAATAGCACATTTCCGCGTCACTACTGTAGTACCAAACAATGAAGTTGAAATAGATTGATAAGGTACTGTACTAAATTGATAATTATTTCCAGTTAATGTTGGGCCAGCTCCAGACATACCATAAGTTAATATGGTATAAGCTTTCCCAATAAAAAAGAGGAAATTAAATAAACTTGGTGCTCCACTAGCCCCAGCAGTACCATCGGCATCAATAACTGCACTTTCCCCGGAACTAAAAGACATTGCTCCTGAATTCCAGGTAGTTGGTCCAATATATCGAAACAACCAGTAACCAACATCTGCAAAAGTAAAAGTTGATGTACTAGATTGCACAACAGTACCTGTCTGAGCCCAAGTAGGTGCAATAGCTGTACCACCTCCAAATGGAGTAGAAGAGGTTCCAGTTCCGGCGGTAATTGGAACTGAATAAATATAACCGCCAGACACAGCAGGTGGTATCTTGGGTTTAATCAATTTAATGGTATATCTAACCATCAAATCACCAATGTACGTTCCTGAACCAACAAACCCAAATGTTGCAATAGTAAAATGTCCATAATCATATTCTGATATGGCTTGTCCACTGGGAACCGCTCCGGTCCGAGTAAAATAATTATTCATCTGAGCTCCCCGCTTACGTGTCAAGTGTTTCAATTGTAACCAAGCATTTCCACTACTAGCCCCAGTGTAATTCAAAATCTGTTCAGGTGTAGTAAAATTAGAATCCCCCGCATCATACTGGGTTGCCATATAAACTTTACCAACCGTTGTTGAGGCACATGCAGGGATATACATCCATTCGAGATGCATAAACATATACTGTTCAAAATTCCCTGCTATATTACCTAACCATGGGAAATCATCAGTTAACGCTGGTTGGATCTCATATACAACTGGAGTGAAACTAATAGTACTAGTAACTTGCTGTAAATACTCAGTGTGTTGAAGAACAATTGGTTTAAACTCACCCACAGAATTATTAACCATAGATCCAATAGAAACTGGTGCATTAAATGAACGGATCTTCATATCCCCTACATTAACACGCTTTCGAAAATCACCACGCATCAAACGTCCACCCTGAGGTAGAGATTTAGAGCGAGTATATTTTTTCAAAATGCTCTTAACTGCAGGTGAAAAGGATAATTTTTTTCCTTTCTTGGAAGATTTTTTCTTCCTGGATCCCTTCTTCTGTTTTCTTGTTGTTTTTCTTGGCATAATTTAAACTTTAATCTTTGATAAGCTATTAACTAAACTTTCAAACCCTACAAAGCTTTCAGAGTCTAAAATATCCTCTATAGATAGGGTAAAAGATGAAGAATTGGTCTGAAAAGAGTATTGACCCTCCTCAAACCAATACATAAAAATAATCTGCTTATCAGTCTTATACACACTATGAACGTCACTCCAACTAAACATATCATTTACATTATTAAGATCACGCTTTGTCATCAAAATATCCATAAAATTGCGTTCTAAATAGGAGATATACTCTGAAAAATAATTACGCAAATGAATATTCCAAAAAGTGACAATTCGCATAGAACATGCCTTCAAATAAGACCATCTTAAATGATATTGACTATGTGTATGAAATAACATAGAACTAATCATCTTCTCAGTATCAGGTACGGGAACTGCAAAGCCATTCACTAAACCAAAAGCATTTGATAAAAAAGATAAATCAATCAATCTACCCTCGGAAACAGCAGAAGATTTTGCATTAACACCAAGTGGCTTCCAAACTTCAATAATTGTGTGGACATTAAATTGTTCAACATAATCAGGGTGAACACACCCCAAATTATCATCACCACACAAAGCTAAAACAACATTATCATTAAAATCATCATAATCAATACTATCAGGCACTAAATGACACCATGCAATAGAAAAAAGCATATATAAAGTCAAAGTATTGGTAACAATAGTATTAAAAGAACCACTTGGATTACCTTGTGTCTTAACAAAAATATCACCATTTTCCATAATGACATAAGAGGTTACTATTTCCTCAAAAATATTATCAAACATATTACGAATAGCAGAATTGTGCTGAT